GTGTAACCCTCCATGGGGATTCCGAAACGTTTCGCTAGAATATCGTTTCGTGAAGCCGGAGCTTTCTCGGCTCGTTCGACATCTAAAAGATATGTTTCGTAGCTTACAGTCTTTCCGATGTTCGGTTGGGCTTTCGCCCACATCTCCGGATTGCCTACTTCCTCGAGTTCATCGAGTTTGTAGTGCCAGATGGAGATATGCGGAGCATCGTATTCACCCTTAAGGATTTCAGCGAGCTCCATCTTGATTGTGTCGCCACTACCGTTTCGAACAGTTCCTTCAGAACTGATAGCGACGATCAAGTAATCTTCATGTTTCGACGCACCCTGCTCGATCGCGCCGATTACATCTTCTCGACTGTCACCCGACAGCCATTCGTCGACTGTAGAAACCTTAGGTCGAAGACCCTGAAGCTTCGCTATCGACATCGGGCGGACTTCGAGAAGCGATCCGGTCAAGAAGTTCTCGATACCCTTCTTGGTTGACACCAACTTCTGGCGGAGGGCTCGAGATCCGGTAGTATTTTGTAGGGAACCCTCGGTCAAGAATTGAAAGAGAGGTCCACGAGCACGAGTGATCGCAGTTCGGAATGGCGACATCACCTCGTCGGCTTGCTTCATCGTTGGTGCAGTTGTGATCTGGTGAGTCGTACTGGTGTCGATGTTCAGAAAATAGCTCTGAATGAGATTGGCATACATCGACTTAGCTGCACCACGAGCTACGATCAAATATTGCTTAAGTGTCAGTCGCTTCTTGATCGTTTTAGCAACAAACTGTCCTCTGTGCAAGGCAGTTGCCGGCTCCCACACCTGAGCCTCAACGAAATAGAACCAACTGAAAATTTGTTCGGCCCAAAGCTTGAACGTATCAAGCAGGTGAAGATCGCTTCCGTCAGTGAGAGTTAATTCAGCCTCACAGTAACGGATGAACCCCTCAATAGCTTGGTCGTCGTAGTAGTAATAGGGGTTGGCGATGAGTGCGTCGATACGATTCATCTCCGCTGCGATCTCTCGACAGACAGGAATTTCCCCCCGAACTACTGAGTCTCGGAACTGACCGTAGTATTTCGGTACTGCCGTGTTCGATAGCGTCATCGCCAACCTCCCTTCCTACTTCTTGGCGCCGGCCATCATCTTTGCGACCTCCTTGGAGAGCGCATCGTTGGCAAGCTTCGTTACCTGCTGTTTGCCAACCTGAACGACGATCTCGCCGATGAACTTGGCGGCTTTCTGACCCGTGGACGGCGGCCGGAGACTGTTGAACTGCTTCTCCAAGTTCATACGGGTCACGAGATCTTGAAGTTCCTTGTTTGAAAGCGAATGCGTACCACCGCGCTTCGCCTTCCGGGCCGCCATTGCTGCTCGAGCCGCGTCATCGCTAGGATGGCGATCAATCTGCTTCTGGATCTTACGGACTTCGCTCTTGGAGCCGACGATCGACGGCCTACCATCAGGTCCCTGGGTGACTTTGGCTTTGGTGGGGTCGTATTTGATCGTCGTTCGAGCACCAGTCTTGTCGGAAACCAGATCGACGGTCGAACGATTCTTACGAACGCCCCACTTCATCCCTTTGACACCGAAATGTTCGACGACCGCCTCGTGTGCCTCTACCACGTTGCCTCCCTTCACTTCGAGGCGATGAAATCGGTACCGTCGTGTCCGAGCATGCGGTGAGGAACCCACAGACTACCCGACCACGCCTTTGCTTGATGCTGGACGAAGGAAGAACCGTTCCAGATCTTCGGTTTACCAGATCGGCCAAGCAAAAAGTTGAATCCCGGAGGGTCATCCGAAGCCGACCATGTTCCGGCTCGAATCGTCTCCACTCCACCGTTAAGATCTCCTCCAGAATCACGAGAGAGATCTTGGAATGGTCCTGCTGCCCCATCTGCTTCCGGCCAATGGACGAAGAACAGAGGATTTGCTGCGAGAATATCCGCAGAACTCCGTTCAAAAGTTTCTTCGATCGTGGTCGGATCCATCTTGACATCGAACGAAGTCAAGCAAGCAAGTTCCCCCCGAAACCCGTTACCGAATTCATCACCGATCGAGAACCTGTCGATAGAGTTGTGGAAATTCTGTGTGGAGGAGAAGGAACCGTGCTGCCAAGATAGAGCGCCCGTTGCTGCGTACTCACCAACAGAATATGTCGGCGTGTAAGTTCCAGAATCTCCGGTAATGACGAACCAACGCCAGAATTCGTCGCTGAAATCCAGATTGCCGTCCCACTGCAGAAAGTTGTACCAGAGATCGCCATCACTGTACAAATTCCAGTTGCTGAAATTATCCGGTCGATATGCATACCAGATAAAAGCCGCTTGGAATGGGAGATTCTTGAACAGAACCGCAACAGTAAATGGACCCATGGGAACTCCGACGTGACCTGGGGCGGTGATCGTCAGATGCTGAGAGCCATCTTCGCTGCGAATGCTCATGAGCTTGTGTCGATCCAAATATCGCCTACGGAAGGCGAAGACGGAGCAGTTGAAGATACGGTGATTGTCGGACCGGTGTAGTCCGCACCGTCCGCACCCGCGGGACCGGTGTCGCCTGTGTCACCTTTCGGGCCTTGGGAACCCGTCGGGCCTTGCGCACCAGTGGCGCCTGTAGCGCCAGCCGATCCTTGGGGGCCGGTCGCTCCGGTCGCGCCAGTTGGTCCTGCGGGGCCCACAAGGGAAGCGAGCCATTCCTCCTCCGTTCCCACGAAGCCGTTGTTCACAGCAACTTCGTAAGCCGAATCTCCAGGAACTCCTTCGGCGACCACGTCTTCGACGATGCTGTTGATCAGAGCAATCGTTGCCGGCGTGTCGAGGAAGTACGGAAGCTGCTGCCAGGACTTAACGCCGTCTCCAACCTTGATCAGGCCGGTATCGCTTTCGAGACCAGGCTCCCCCAACGAGAGAGTTGGGTTCTGAGTTGTCCAGTCGTCCGCCGAACCGCGGCGAAGCTTGATCTTTGCAGCCATCAGACACCTCCACCGTCGATGACGAAGTCTTCGTCCGAAGGAAGGTCGTCCGGATCCGGGTCAACCCAGTCCGTCTCTTCGCGAACAGTGCTGAGACGCCAGGTAAGTTCGTCCTTCTGCTTCTCCATCGCCGTGATGAGGTAGGAAGTCTGCGGAGGATCGAAGATGAGCTTCACGAAGAGGTGAACGTAGGTTCTGATCGAGTTGTACTTCTTGTTGGTGCCAAAGAAGGCATCCCACGTGGGCGTTGCATCCTCGATCATGTACCCATCTGCCGGTCCGATGCCCAACTGGTTCAGCGTCGAGAAGGCAGTGTTGATGTGCGTGATGACATCGAGATCGAATGCGGTGTAACCGGATTCCATCCCGAGAATCTTCTTGGTGCTTGTGAGAATGCTGTTCTCCACGTGGGATTCCTCCTCCCATTTTGAACTTAGAAGCGGTTCTCGTTCAGCCGGCGCTGAAGAGCCTTCACCACTTCGGACTTCGGTGTCGAGATGATGCCGTCGACCGGAGACTTGAGGTACCGCTGCAGAGCGGTGACCGTGTGGCGGAAGACGTTGGTGTCGAGACTGTTGCCGTCTCCATCCACGACGAGACGATGATCGACCGTGTCGTGCAGACGCTGCTGAACCTTGCGAACCAGAGCGCTGTCCTCGGAGATCTTGCCATCGACCGGCGTCTTCATGATCTTCTGCCAGCGCGAGATGGTCTTCGAACCCAGTACACCGTCCACCACGAGATCGACGGGGGTCGGCTTCGGAGCGTTGGTAGCGACACCCCACGGAGTCAGATCGTCGTCGAAGGCAGCACGACCGGAAACGTGCACGTGCGTGTCGTGCGGATCGGCTCCGTCATAGTCTTCCTGCTTGTAGTCGCTCGTCCGGCGGTAGATCGAACCGTCGAAGATGATGTACTGCATCCTCGTCCGGTTGTGTTCGTTCCCCCGGAGGTCGTCGATCAGGTCGATGGCTGCAGCATGGTTGAAGCCGGCACTGAACATGATGTCGATGGCACGGTGCTCAGGAATGTTGTCGGCGTCCGACTGCTCAGCCCGCACTCCGGGAGTGTCGTCCTCGTTGTGATCCGAGATTCGAGTCTTGTGAGCGTCGTCACCGATTCCGTAGATCGTCACTCCTGGATGACGAGTCTTGACCTCGTCTGTGAGCAACTGCATCTGCTTCGCCCTCATGGACGTTCCCTTCTTTTCCACGGTGTTGTGTCGCCGGGACTACGTTCGACGAGAAACTGAGGAAGTAATCTCTCGTCTCCGTAGTGAATGGCATTGTGAGTGCCATGCGTTGTCGTAATCAGGAATTCAGGGTCAAGAATCGACTCGTCTGCCTGAGCGATCTCGGCGACTGTCATCGGATTCATGTGATGAATCGTCAGCTTGGCATGAATCTCTCGCTCGGGCATTCCCAAATCGCAAGCACGATCCCGAAGAATAACGTGCTGCCTGACTTGTGCCCATTGATGCGAGGTGTAAAACGCTTGGTTGATGTATCGGTCGGCTCCGAATGTCGGACGACCAACAAACCCCCGGAGGGCTAGGTAACGATACCTTTCCTCAAACGTCTGGAGCCTTCTAAGCTCAGTATACGTCCTGATCATCGAACCCATCTCCATCATCGACCGGTTCAAGACCTTGGTAGGATCGCATCGCTCGGATCGCCTTCTCGAACATCTCCTCGCTGCGGGCGGCAGAGATCATTGCTTCTCTTTTTGCCTCAAGCAGGTCGTTCTCATGCTGGATCTTGAGTTTCTCAAAACGCTCTCTCGAAGAACCAGCCTTGAGGAAGTGCGTGATGACCTGAGCCGAGGCCGTACCGTTACGGATCTGCTGCTCGGCCAGGTCATACGCGTCAGAGATGATCTGGTTCTCTCGGCCCTCGGGAGTTCTGGCCTTTCTTCGGCGAGGCGGTTCTGGTTGGTCCGGAATCGTGCGCCGACTAGCCATGTTTCAACTCCCTTCGTACTAAGAGCCCGAAGTTGTGATCAGCTCAGGATGCCGGCGAGTCGGAGCTTGGCGAGCAGCGAGTTGAAGTCGGTCTTCAGCGTCGCGACGTCGGCGGCCACGCTGTCGGCCTGCGCTGCCTGCTTGGTGGGGATCGGGTAGGGCGTACCGTCGGCCTTGTACAGGTGGATCGGGGCCAGGGCGCCGTCGAAGTTGCCGGAACCGGTCGTAACCTTGAATGCACGGGCTTCCGGAGAGCTGTCCGTCATGACTTCCTCACAGTTCTTGGGTACTTCGGGTGTGGTTACCGGCGGAAGCAAAGTGGATTGGTTCCACTAATTGTCCCCCCGGGGCATTTTTTAGG